TCTATCCTTTTTTACATTAAGTATAGTTTTATGGTTTAGTTTACGTAAGGTTTTTGGTTGGAAAATTGATGAACAAACTAGAAAAAATCACTCATGGTAAAATATCTTTTAAGTATCCCGCTTTTTTTCCTATCTACTACTCTATTTGCTCAAGTAATAGGAAAAACCTCCACTGAAAGCTATCAAGCAGAATTTGAAAAATCTGCCTCTATCTATAGCATTCCAGAATACAATGGTAAACCTGTACCTGTAGCTTTATTAACTATTGGTATAAGCGATGAAGTACTAGCCCAATACCCAGAACTTGGTGACTATAGAGTAGGACTAGGCTTAGCAAACATTGTAGTAGCATTTATGGACGAAACCTTTAGATTTGAATTTGTTGAAACTAAAGACGAAATCAAAGATCGTATGATTGCTCAAATGAAAGCCTCAGACAAAGGTATCTCTGCTAACAAAATTGAGGTAAAAGGTAATATCGTACTAGCCAAATATTTAGGCTACGTTGAAGTATACGATTTCTCTATTTCCGAAGATGAAACTATAAATCTAAAGGATGGTGTAAAAAATACACTAGTAACTAGACTAGGTTTACAGTTAAAACTGGTGGACGCAGAAACTGGATTATACATGACGGGTTCAGGCTTAGGCACTGCAACAACAACTCGTGAATTAACTTTATTAAGTGATCAAAATTTAGAAGAAGTAGCATTTAACCAATCTTCAATTGGTACTTCTACCAAAAAAGCATTAGAAACAGCAGTAGCAAAAGTTGTAAAAAGAATGATGCAAAAAGGTGTGTTTGATCACTAATTAATGAAAAAATTTCTTTTTATATTATTAATGTGGGGGAATGTAGCTCTGGCTCAATCCCCCATTATTACCCAAACATACACCGATAGATGTACGGGACAAACATTTACATTCTCTGTACCATCAAACGGACAAACCGTAGTAATGTTTTACAGTAAATCACGTGTATTTACCGCAAATGAATTTACAAATGGTACATTACGTGCCTGGCTAGAAGAAACATATGCTTGGTGGCGAAATTTAAGCCCTTGTTCTACTAATCAAGCTACCGCAACTGCAGCACAACAAACTGCTCAACAAGCAGCCTCTACTGCCACCTCAGTAGCTACTAATATACCTGTACCTCCACCTCCTGCCCCTACACCCCCACCTGCTCCTGCACCACCACCTCCAAGTGGTGGATCCTCTTCTAGTAGTTCTTCAAGCTCAAGTAGCTCTTCTAGTTCTTCAAGTTCTTCTTCTCAAGAAAAAAGTGGAGGAGAAACTGAAAAAAGTGGAGGAAGTACAGAAGAAAAATCTGGAGGATCAGAGGAAAGTAGCAGTTCTGAAGAAAGCAGTAGCGAATCCGAATCCGAATCTTCAGATAGTGAAGAAAGCTCTTCAGAAGAGGAAAAAAAGGAGGAAAAAAAAGACGACAAGAAAAAAACAACTACCCCACCTATAGTAGTGGCAAACGTAGCTGCAATACAAGGTTTAGATGGTAAAATTGCTACTGCTCTATCCTTTGGTATGAGCAAATCTTCTTTACTTGGAGACAAATCCTATGGACTAAACAGTATGATTTGGTCTAATATGAAACAGTTTCTAGTAGCAGGAAACTATTCAAAAACCCATATGGTAAAGGGTGAAATAGACATGATTAGCTCTACTTCCATAAGTGCAGCTAAAATGTATTCAACCTATTTACTTTCAATAGGTCACAGTAAAATATTCCCAGGTAGAGATGGATCTGTATTTGGGTTTAATTTTGGAAACAATATAATGTCCATAGAATTATCCCCAGCACAACGTGAATTATCTGGATCTTTTAATACTGTATTTTTTTATACTAAACCCTATAACTTTACTCGATTATCTCTAGCCCCACTAGTAGCTTTAGCCTCAAATTTAGTTACATACAGTTTTACTACTAAAACAATGAATATGCCCCATTCACACATACTATTAACGGGTAATAATTTTAATTACACTATAACACAAAGGTTTGTAGCTAACTTAGGCATCATGGCTACTTCATCTTTATCCAATGAGTTTCCAACAACCTATGCTGTAACCATTGGTTCTAGATTTCAGTTCTAATATTTATAATAGATAAAAAAACGTTTTATTCAAATGTTATGCCATGTTTAACTACTTAAAAAAATAAACGGATGGCTTTCAAGGACATTTTTAAAGACAACAACTCCTACAACGAAAAAAACATCGTAGGCTTTGGATCATTTGCAGTAATGGCAGTATTTGCTGCTGCAGATATCGTAACAGGTATATTAGGTATGCCGTTAGAAATTACCGATATCATCTTTAACTCATTTGTAATCATTACATTGGGTTCTTTTGGTATTGATGGAGTAACTAAAATTTTTGCTAAAGACAAAAAAGAAGAAGAACTATGAGCTTAAAATCCTTACAAGCTAAAATGGGAATTGCCGCAGATGGTGCTTTTGGACCTGGTACTTTAAAAGCAGCTATGGCATATTACAAAATGACCCCAGAAAGAGCAGCACATTTCTTTGCTCAAACTGCACATGAATCTGGTGGATTCAAAGCATTTGCTGAAAATTTAAACTATGGTGCTGCTGGTTTAACTGGAATATTTAAAAAATATTTCCCAACCAACGAAAAAGCATTACTTTATGAGCGCAAGCCTGAAAAAATTGCTAACCTAGTTTACGCTTCTCGTATGGGAAATGGAGATGAGGCTTCAGGTGATGGATACAAGTTTAGAGGTAGAGGTGCTTTACAATTGACTGGTAAAGACAACTACAAAGTATTCTCTGAGTACTTAAAGAATCCAGAAATTATGACAAACCCAGATTTAGTAGCAACTGAATTTGCTTTCGAATCTGCAATTTTCTTCTTTGACAGAAACAAACTGTGGGACATCTGCGATAAAGGTGTAAATAAAGACACAATCTTAGCTCTTACCAAAAGAATTAACGGTGGAACTCACGGATTAGCAGACAGAGAAGAGAAAACACTTAAGTATTACGGCTATCTAAAATAATATTTTAGAATGAAACCCAGCTTAAGTTTAATTTTATCTTCTATTAGCGTAACCATAGGTTTTGTATGTTCATATTTTATGGAACTTACAATGCAAAACGCCGAACAATATTTAGCTATTACAGCTTTAATATTTGCTGATGGGTTTTTTGGAGTGATTGCAGGGGTAAAAAGAGAGGGGTTCAAAACCTACAAAGCAGTTAAAATATTAAAAAATCTACTATTTTGGATTATATTTTTAACTGTAATACTAGGAATTGAAGCTAATTTTAGTGGAACATTTTGGTTAAGTGAAACTATAATTACCCCACTCATTATATTCCAGCTAATAAGTGCTTTAAAGAATGCATCTATGGCAGGGTTTGTAAAAATAGATGAGTTAAATAAAATATTAGATAAAATAGACAAGCACAAAGGGGAGCGATCCTAAAAAATGAGGTTGGATTTTATCCAACCTTTTTTTATTAAACTTGGCTTCCTAAAATAGGGTTCGTACATTTATATCAAATAAAAGTTATGATTTACTCTCCGACATTTCCAAAGCCGTACATCCAAGAAAAACTCTCCAAGCTTCGCAAGCTAAAGTACAACCAATTTAGATGGTGGAGAATGTACGACAATCCTGTTCAACCCTTACCAAACAAATCCCCTTTAATTGATAAAATCTTAAATGGTGATTTTGACTACCCCCACTACAAACTACAAGCTGAACTTGTTGAACACGAGTTAAATGAGTTAGCTCAAAAATGTGGTGGCAACAATGAATTGTTTGGGGAGAAAAGTGCACTATTGCGTGCTAAACGAAAAAGATTATTGGATGATTTTTGGAAGGAAGAAAATGAAAAACTAAAACAGTTGTTTAAAGAATTTACTAAGAACTTTAATGCCACTGAAGAACAGGTTGAAGAAGAAATGTTTAGATTTGTTGGCAACTTAGGAGAGTTTTATTATTATATGGGATTAAGATTTCAACAAAACCACAAACCAAACAGACGCGGACGTAAAAAGAAAAATATATGATCAAAGTTTCACATGAAGTACCTAGATGTTTACTAAAAGCATCCCTTGAGTTTAACGACTACCAGTATTGTTTACCTCACCTACTAGATCAAGACAATGTATATAGAAAACATTTCTATGATTTCAAAAAATCAGGTGGTTATATTATCATGGACAACTCGTTACATGAGCTAGGAGAAGCATACGACCACGAACGTTTAATGTTTTGGGTAAATGAGCTTGAACCTGATGAATTTATTGTACCTGATGTATGGATGGATATTGATGCCACTCTTAAAAACGCAGAAGAATGGATTAAACTTTCATATCCTAAAAACACTACCCCAGTAGCAGTAGTGCAAAGCAGAAACTTTAAAGATGCGGAAGAATGTTATCTTGCGTTGAAAAACATAGGATACAAGAAAATCGCATTCTCGTATGGAGCGGATTGGTACATGGATAAATTCCACGGTATTCACATAGATAAAGCAAAAATGATGGGCCGTATTTCAGCTGTTAAACAAATGTTTTATAACGGTACTATCAAGAAAGATGATAGAGTACACCTTCTAGGCTGTTCTTTACCACAAGAGTTTGGATGGTATGAAAATTGTTCGTACATTGAGTCCATAGATACTTCAAATCCAATTATGGCTGCTTTAGAGGGTATTGGATATGATGAGTTTGGTTTATTAACAAAACCAAAAGCAAATATGAACGATTATTTTCATATCAATATTAAAGATGTAAATTTAAAATTAGTATTACACAACGTAGAAACATTTAAAAAAATTAATGATTTATGATTTCACTATTTGATTATTTAGGAAAACCAGCAGGTTCCGAACTTGGTAAAAAAGTTAATGCTTACGCTTATATCCGTCAAGCAGAAACAGGATTAAGGTATGTAGAAAACCCTGTATACAAAGGAAAAATTATGTTGTATACTAGAGAGTTTCTAGATGAGTTTTTTAGAGTACAAGAAATCTTTAGTTAATATGGGACTATTTTTGAAAAATGCTTTAGATATGGGAGCTAAATACCCATCATCTCTAAACGATGGTATTACTTCTAGTCAAGAAGATTTAAGGGAGATACTTACTAAACTGTGGAACAATCAGGATAACTTAAATAAAGGAGATATTAGATTACTTGAGTATTTATCTAAAAAATAACGTTTGCCTATACGTTTAAAATACCTGGCAAAAATAAAAATATACAAACAAATGAAAAGCGTAGTAGTATCACTGAGTGGTGGAATGGATAGCAGCACATTGCTATTAAGAGCATTATCTGAATATGATAATGTAATTGCAGTATCTTTTGACTATGGTCAAAAACACAGAGTAGAGCTTGAACGAGCTCAATCGTTAGTAAATTACTTGAAAGAGCAGGGTCAACAGGTTAAGTACCAAACAATTAAACTTGATGGTTTAACTCCATTACTTAACTCTGCTCTAGTAGAAGGTGGAGAAGAAGTACCAGAAGGCCATTACGAGCAAGAAAACATGAAAGCTACAGTTGTTCCAAACAGAAACAAAATCTTTAGCTCAATTGTTCAAGCTATTGCTTTATCTGCAGCAACACAAAACGATTCAACTTGTGATATTGCTTTAGGTATTCACGCGGGTGATCATGCAATTTATCCAGACTGTAGACAAGAATGGAGAGATGCAGACGATCAAGCATTTAGAGTTGGAAACTGGGATGTTGGTAGAGTAGGTCATTTTACACCCTATTTACATACAGACAAATTTGGCATTTTGCAGGATGGAGAACGATTGTGTAAAAAATTAGGTTTGAATTTTGATGAAATATACTCTAGAACAAACACATCTTACAAACCAATTCAACATCTAGTAGAAAAGAAAATTAGCGTACTAGCTAGTCTTTCCGAGATGCAACAAATTCCTGTGTGGTTTAGCGACTATAAGAGTGCAAGTAGCGTGGAGAGGATAGAAGCCTTTATTAAATTAGGACGTAAAGACCCAGTTGAATATGCAGACGAAACAGGACCTGTAACATGGGAAGTAGCTAAAACTCACGTAGAAGGAGTACTTAAAGAAAGTTTAGATGCTGCTAAATTAAGTGTAGAACAAATACTTAGCGAGCACAAGGCTTAAGAGTGATTGTCCTATGGTGTAACGGTAGCACAAGTGGTTTTGGTCCACTTAGACGAGGTTCGAATCCTTGTAGGATAACCACGGTCCCTTAGCTCAGTTGGTTAGAGCACCTGACTCATAATCAGTAGGTCGATGGTTCGAGCCCATCAGGGACCACAGAGATAGTACCTTTCTTAAATAAATTAATAAACTAAAGAAAGGAAAATTATGGAAACAGTATATTTTGTTTTAGGAGTGGTCACAGTTCTATTAATATTAGGAATTGTGGTTATTGTTAGAGTAGGTACTCTAGTAAAAGAGTTGAAAGAAAAGGTTCAACATTTAGAAAGAGGTTTAAACGATGTAATAAATGATGCACATCGTAGAATTGATGATGAAGTAAGAATGTTACAGTCTAACATAAACGAGAACGAAAGAGATATTTTATCATTACTCGATTCTCGGTTAGATAAGTTAGCAAGTAAGATTAATAAACAACAATTACCAAAAGGGTAATTTAAAATTGAAAGGTATTATCTCTTAATTGTAGAGTGGTGAAACAGTGTATACACTAGGCAGACACTCCCTCCTGTCTCGGGGGTGGGGATAACGAAATAAAGTAAGGATATCGGGGTAGACCACCAGCTTGCAAGCACTATTGTCCTTTACCTAATTGCCCCGTGGAGGTTCGAATCCTTCCTCTACAGCACCAGCTCCTAAAGCATTGCTGGCGATGCGCATGACTTGTAATCATGATAACTTGGTTCGATTCCGAGTGGGAGCTCAAAGTACTTACCACGCTACCCATAAGAACAGCGTCCCAGGGTAAGTCTTTTACGAGGGTAGGTAGTTGCAAATGCTTACTCTCAACCCGCTCGGTTCGTCTAGGGGTTAGGACGTATCCCTTTCACGGATAAAACACGGGTTCGATTCCCGTACCGAGTACTATAATATTTATTTGAAATATGGGGTTGACATGGTATAGATTGGCAATGTAAGTAAAGCAGATGATGCAAGCCGGGTTAGATGGAAATCCGTAAATACCTATCGAACAATAAAAGGCGAAGAGAAATCTTCATTCACCTTCGAAGATGCTTTGGCATTCGTAGGTGCTGATTACGCTGTAGCAGCCTAATCTCTCCCGCACACATCGTGGGATATAAAATAGAATGTGTACCAAGGTGGAAAAGTGATTGAACCCGAAATCGAATCACCCATTGGTTGTCAGGGATTTAGGTTTACGATGGTGAAGAACAAACCGACTATTTTGTTTATTTAGAAAAATAAACTAAGCTTGTGAATGAGTCCTTTAGTTAGTTGAGCAAGACGGCGGTTCGAATCCGCCCAACTCCACTTTAATCAGTTTTAAAAAAATGTATGGCTCTATTTAAAGATTTAAAAGATTTAAAAGAAGAATTGCAATACTGGCAAAACTACGAACCTGTAAACAATATGGGTAAATGGTATGTAAGTGTTAGAATTAGCAAATTAAAAAGTAAAATCGAAAGAATAGAAAAAGAGCTAGAAAGAAGAAAAAAACGGTTGGATTCCTAAACCCCATTTCGTACCTTTATAGCATGTTAAATGCCGGGATGGTGGAATAGGTAGACACGCAAGACTTAAAATCTTGTTCGCCAACGCGAGTGCGGGTTCGATTCCCGCTCCTGGTACTTTTAAAAAATTTATTTATATTTATCACAAACAAACCAATTTAATTAATCATGAAAAAAGTAACAATGATTTTCGCTGCAGTAGCTCTTACGTTTGCTGTAGCATCTTGTGGATCTAAAACTACTGAAGAAGCAGCTGCTGTTGACTCTGCTGTAGTAGTTGAAGCTGATACTGCTGCTGTAACTGAAGAAGTAGTAGTAGCTGATTCCACAGCAGTTGAAGCTATCCAGTAATTAACTGGTCTTTAACTCGAATTAAAGCTTGGCATAGTCCAAGCTTTCTTTCTTTAAGCTTGGATATCTAAAATATCTTTCGTACATTTACATATACTGATGGGATTAATATGAAACAGACAGCAATACAACAAGCTATTGTAATGGTTAGAAATAGAATGGAATCAATGAACGAGACTTTAATGGGTAAGCATACTGCTCATCATCTTCAACAGGTTGAGAGAGGTTTATATGATTTGCTTGAGCAAGAGAAGGAGCAGATAATATTCGCTTATGGTGATGGTCAGCAAAATGGAAGAGAGTTTCAAGAAGCTTTCTATAATAGTGAAGACTGTAATGTAATTACTTCAGAACAATACTATAACAAAACATACAAATGAAAATATCAAAAGCAGAGGTATGGGGTCAAATCTATTTATTACCATACATTAAAATAACTTACACAAGAGATCTAAACGGAGATTTAGAATTAATAGCCGGATGGTTAAAATGGGAATTAGTGTTTAGCATTTAAAAAAAATAATATGGAACTAGCAATCTCAATTATAATTGTATTTATAATTTCTATTCCCTTAGGAATACTATGGGTAAATGGGATAGATTATATGGACAAAAACTACCCAGACTATAAAGGTGAAGATTTATTTGACGAGGATAAAAAATGAAAAGAAGAGGATTTCTAGGAAAATTGCTAATGGGAGCTGCAGTAACTGCATTAGCTCCTGTAGCTGCTACAGAGCCTAAAAAAATACAGGCTACTCAGACAGTAGGGAGTGTAGAAAGAATGAGAATAGGTTCTAATGGAAGTACTTACTATTATAAAATTTATTAAACAATGAAACAGACAGCAGTAGATTGGTTAAAGGATATGCTTGAATGGAATTACGGAGACCCAAAAATGTTAGAAATATCTTGGGTAAACCTTGACGATTTATTTGAAAGAGCCAAGCAAATGGAAAAGGAGCAGATTAAACAAGCTTATTTAGATTCAAGTAGAGAGACTTGCTTAAGTTATGGAGATAACCCTCCACATGATGATCCAAAATTTGCAGAAAAATACTACCAAGAAACCTTTAACACCAAAAAGGAATGAAAAAGAGACTAAGCAGAGAAGAAAAACTAAAGCAAGCAACCGTTGATATTATCAACAAAATGTTTGAAATTGCAGGTCACCCTGTAACCTACGAGGATATCAAAGACAGAAAAGATGCTTGGTATCAAGAGTGGACAATGACCACTGAACAAAACAAGGAGTGGCAAAAGTGGGGTAAACAGTACCTAATGAAAAATTTCCGCTTATATGCTAGAATGGCAGAGCGAGAAATGCAATGGACTGCTTTACAGTGGGGTTTAAAATTTGCAGATTAAGCTTGGCTCCCCAAGCTTTCTTTCTTACATTTACGGCATGGAAACAAATACATATACAAATCGATACGGTGAGATTTACACCTTTACCCCCACAAGTGATGGCAATATCTTTTGGAGCGGTAGTTTTAGCCATACAAGATTCGCTTGGCCGAATGATTATAGCGTAGCCTATAAAACTTATCTTGAACAAGGTGGTACAATGTCACTAGAGGAATTCAAGAAAAAAGTTCATGAATACAATAATGAAACCAAAGAATATGTTATGGGAAGAGAATTAGTTTCACTAATCATCTCAGACACAACAAAAATTGACATGGTTGATCCTCCAGGTGGACCTTACATCTGTACCGGAATGGAGTTAAATGGGAAAATTGTAACAGGTATTGAGTCCAAAGATGGTGGTTATGTACTTTTAATGAAAGATGCAGAATGAAAGAAGAGGTTTTAGTACAATTAGGTTTTAACAGAAACGATATATCTGAAGAAGAATCAGGTGCTAGTGCATTCTATTACTACACAATGGATTTTGGTAGTTTATGTTTAATATCAAATGCAAATGATGAAGTTGGAGAAGATGGAGAATGGATGGTTGAAATATTTGATGATCAATCTATAGAATTTAAAAACGAAGAAGATTTAAGAGCACTAGTAGATATCCTTAAACGAAATGGCAAAGTATCTTAAAACCGCATTTATGCGAAATTTAGAAATTCAGGTTATAGAAGAAAAAATTTCATATGGTAGAATGTTGGAATTGATTCAAGAAGAAGTTATTAAAAATTACAAAGCAGATTTATAATATGTTAGAAATTGTAAGACATACTTTCGGTTTATGTGGGGAGCATTCTCACCCAAATATTTTCAC